ATACTAATAGAAATCAAATAGCAGGATCAGGAACTTACACAGAAGCTTTAGGTTTTGGTGGAGATTTAGGTCCTCCAGGTACATCAGCTGATACAGAGTTGTGGAATGGAACTAACTGGACTGAACAAGCAAATTTAAGTGCTGGAAGAAGAGCACTAGCTGGTACAACTTCAGGAGGAATTACTGCAGCTTTAGCTTTTGGTGGAGAAGGACCACCATTATCAACAGCAACAGATAAATGGACAGGTGCAGGTGCACCAGTCGGTGCTTGGTCAACTAGTACAAGTATGAATACAGCAAGACAAGTTGATGGAGCTGGTCAAGCATCTACATTAGCTATAGCTTTTGGATATGGTGCAGTGGCTACGGAATCTTGGAGTGGCTCTGCTTGGACTGAAGTTAACGATACAAATACAGCAAAACCACTTGATGCAGGTTTTGGAGATTATAATTCTGCTATAAATTGTGGTGGAGAAGTATCTTCTTCTAACTCGGCATTAACAGAATTATGGAATGGAACAAATTGGACTGAGGTTAATGACATGAACACTGGAAGATATGGTTTAGCGGCAGCAGGTGTAAGCAATAGTTCTGGTATAGTATTTGGTGGTGCAAACCCTAATTATGATAATGCTGAAACTTGGAACGGAACTAACTGGACCGAAGTGGCTGATATGAATACAGCAAGAAAATATCATTCAGGGTTAGGGACACAAACAGCTGCTTTAGCTTTTGGTGCACATCCACCTTCAGGAGATACAGAATTATGGAATGGATCAAATTGGACAGAAGTAAACAATTTAAATACAGCTAGAAGAAAACTTGGAGGTGCTGGAACTACAACAGCTGGTTTAGGATTTGGTGGTTATAATGGTAGTAATCCAGTAGCAAACACAGAGGATTGGAATGGAGCTAGTTGGGTAGAAGTAGCAGATTTAAATACAGCTAGAGAACATCCAGGTGATGCTGGAACAGCGACAAGTGCTTTAGGTTTTGGAGGTAGTCTTCCTCCTGGATCAGGAAGTTCAGCAACAGAAGAGTGGAGTTCTGCTTCAAATGTGGTAAAAACTTTAACAGATTAATAAAAGGAGAAAACTATGGCAAAAACATATCAATACTGTGTAGCAGAAAACTGGGGAAAGGGTTTCATCGATCACGTTGAATCTCAAAGAATCACGTTTGCTGGCTATCCAGCTAATGTTTGGCAAGTTCCTGCATACAACAAACATGCTAACCTTTGGATTGCCAAAGTAGCGGGTGTCGTTAAAACAAAAGACGAAGCTCAAGCATTAGTTGATGCAGAGGTTCAAGCGGCTCAAGCTGTTTGGGATGCGTTACCTGAAGAAGAAAAAACAGATAACAATCCAAGACCTGCTGATATAACATTGGAGGAATAAAAATTAAATGTCTGAATATAAAGACATCATTGGTACAAAGATTAAAAATTATACAACCAATCCTGATAATGCAGATACAGGACAGGTATGGTATAATGAAACGGATAATGTTTTAAAGTTTCAATTTGTTAATTTTAATACAGCTGGTTCATGGTCTAGTGGTGGAAATGTAAATACTGCAAGAGTAAATGTAGGTGCATCGGGTACAAAAACATCGAGTTTAGTTTTTGGTGGAAATACTCCACCAAACACGGCTAAAACAGAATCTTACGATGGAACAAGTTGGACAGAGGTAAACGATTTAAATACTGCAAGAAGGGCTTTAGGTGGTTCAGGTGTATCAAATACATCTGCATTAGCTTTTGGTGGTGTTGATCCATCGCCAGCAAACACTGGTGCTACAGAATTATGGGGTGGAACTAACTGGACTGAAGTAAATGATATGAATAATGCAAGACAACTTATAGTTGGTGGTGGAACAACAACTTCTACTTTAGCTTTTAGTGGATGGAATCCATATAAATCAGAAACAGAATCTTGGAATGGAACCAACTGGACTGAAGTAAATGATTTAAATGAAGCAAGATATTATGCAGCAGGAGCAGGTTCGTCTAACACTGAAGGTTTATGTTTTGGTGGAATTGATCAACCTGGTGGATCAAAAGTAGCAAACACAGAATCTTACAATGGAACAAACTGGACTGAAGTAAATAATTTAAATGCTACAAGACAAGCTTTCGCAGGTTTTGGATCAGCTACATCTGCGTTAGCTTTTGGTGATGAACCAGCTTCAGCAGCAACAGAATTATGGAATGGTACAAACTGGACTGAAGTAGCAGATTTAGCTACAGCTAGATTTGAATTAGGGGGAGCTGGACCTAGTAATGCAGGTGGTTTAGCTATAAGTGGATCTGCTCCACCTTATACAGCAGCAACAGAAGAATGGTCAGGTGCAGGCACCGTTGCAGTCGGTGGTTGGTCTACCGTTAATAGTATGAATACAGCAAGATCAGATTTAGCAGGAGTAGGAATTTACACAGCAGCTTTAGCGGCTTTTGGAAATCCAACCCCTCCTGCAAATACTTCAGTTAAAACTGAATCTTATAACGGATCAAATTGGACTGAAGTAAATGATGCAAACACCACAAGAAGACTTGTTTCAGGAGCAGGGACTCAAACTGCAGCAGTGGTTATGGGTGGAAGAAATGTTCCTAGCAGTAGTGTAAATAATACGGAAACTTGGAATGGAACGAACTGGACAGAGGTTAATGATTTAAATACTAGTAGAGGTTATACAGCAGGGTTCGGAACTAGCACAGCAGCTATATGTGCAGCTGGATTTGTTACTACAGCACAAGACGTAACAGAGTCTTGGAATGGAACAAATTGGACAGAGGTTAATGATACCAATACGGCTAGATATAGTATGGTAGGTTTTGGATCACCGTATACTGCAGGAATAATAGGTGGTGGATCAACTCCTTCACGTACTGGTAATACAGAAACTTGGAATGGAACTAATTGGACAGAGGTTAATAATTTAAACACAGCTAGATCTTATATAGCTGGTTGTGGAACACAAACTGCAGGTTTAGGTTATGGTGGTAATTCTCCTGCAGATCCAGCGATTGTAGCGAATACAGAGGAATGGAACGGAACTAATTGGTCAGAACAAAATGATTTAAACAGTGCAGTTAACAGACAAGGTGGAGCAGGGACAACAACTAATGCATTAAGTTTTGGAGGAACACCACCTCTTACATCACAAACAGAAGAATGGGGAATTCCATCATCAACAACTAAAACAATAAGCACAGATTAATTATGACAACATATAAAGTATTAAAAGGAACAAATATTCAAGCGGTATCATCTGATCCGTCTAATCCTATTGAAGGACAGGTTTGGTATAATACAACTGATAATGTTACAAAAGGTCAAGCGGTTACAACTGCAGGAGCTTGGTCTACAGCAACTAATATGAATACTGCCAGAACCACTTTAGCAGGTTCTAATGCTGGAAGTTACACAGCTGCATTAGGTTTTGGTGGTAACGGTCCTAGTGGTTATACAGCTGTAACAGAAAATTATAATGGAACTAACTGGACAGAAGTTAACGATTTAAATACAGCTAGAGCATATCAGGTTGGCACTGGAACTTCTACGGCGGCTCTGTGCATAGCAGGTTATCGTACTCCTCCAGCAGGTAACGTGCAACTTGTTGAACAATGGAATGGAACTAACTGGACAGAAACAACTGATATAAACGGAACGCAAGGACAATCTTCTGGAGGTGCTGGATCATCTACTGCAGCACTAAATTATGGTGGATTTGATTATTCTGTACCAGGTGTTTCTGCCAAAACAGAACAATGGAATGGATCAAACTGGACTGAAGTCAATGATTTAAATGCTGGAAAATATTTGCTAGGAGGAAATGGTACTTCTTACACTAGTTGTTTAGCAGTAGGTGGAGATGCCGCTCCAGGAATTCGAGATACTGTAGAAGAATGGAATGGCACAAATTGGACTGAAGTAAACGATTTAAGTACTGCAAGAAGCGGAGTTACATGTATAGGAACTAATACAGAGGCTATGCTCGCTAGTGGTGGTGTTTTACACCCACCTTCAAAAACTGGTAAGACAGAAGAGTGGAATGGAACTAATTGGACTGAAGTAAACGATTTAAATACGGCAAGATCTAATTCGGCTGGATCAGGTTCAAGCACTGCAGGATTGCTTTTTGCTGGAAACGAACCTGCTAAATCAAACAAAACAGAAGAGTGGAATGCTGCAGGTGCGGGTCAAACAAGAACATTTACTGACTCGTAAGACTTGTAATATATTTTAAATAATATATATTACACTTAACTATAAAGGATAAAGATATGAAAAAAGATGTTAAAGAAGTAATACAAGGTGAAGAACCACATTTAAATAATTTATTAACACAAGAAGATCTATTATCGTTTAAAGGTATGGTAGACGAGCTTCGTGACACATGGACCAAGAAACAAATGTTTCGAACAGAAACAGAAGCAAGGTTTTCTGTATTACAAGATAATAGATATCCAACTAAAGCATCAAAGTATTGGCAATGTGTTAGAGAACAATCATCATACTTAGATAATCTTATGACCTTATCGTTTGACTATAGAAGAAACGAGGCAAAGATAACTTGGTTAGAAAAAAAGATTGATAAAGAAGAAGATGAATATAAGAAAACAAAATATCAAATAGATTTAGATGAATGTAGATTTGCAAAAGCTTCTATGGAAAAAGTTGCAAAACATAGAATGAGAGAGATTAAGATGTGGTCTAAATTAAAAAGTGAATTTAATGACGGATCATTTAATGACAAAGATGTTAATGTGCACCAATTAGAATCATATGGATTACAATACCATGAAAAAGCTAAATCATTAAATGCAAACTCATCAGAGGCAGAAGTATTTAATGTAATGGGACAATTACAATCATTACAAAGAATTAGAAAGTCAGGTGAATTAGAAAGCAGTTACAAAGAAAGAGAACAACTTGAACAACATGGAAAACCAAAACCGTAAGTTATTTTTCTTAATTGCATTACCTAGATCTGGAAATACTTTGTTTGCAAGTATTATAAATCAGAATCCTGAAATAGCAACAACGGCTAATTCTATAACCTTAGAAATAATGAAAGATTTATGTTTCTTAAAGACAACAGATACTTTTCACAACTTTCCTGACCATAAATCGTTAGATAATGTATTAGATAATGTGTATAATTTATATTACAAAGATTGGCCACAACGAGTAATTATAGATCGTGCACCTGTAATGACTGAAGAAAACTTTGAGTTAATGCAAAAACATTTTAAACCTCGTTTTAAATGTATCATTCTACTTAGGGATTTAATGGATGTATTAGCTAGTTACATGCAGTGGTATACAGAAAACCCTAATTCATTTGTTAATAAATTTAATTTAGAAACAGATGAACAAAAATTATTAATGCTTATGAATGATGAGGGTGCTATTGTAGAATCTTTAAAAGCAATTAAAAATTCATATAATTATCCCGATATATGTTATCATGTAAGATACGATGATGTAGTCATAAATCCGGAACAAGAGTTTAAAAAAATTTATGATTTTATTGGAGAACCTTATTTTAATCATCGTTTTAATAATTTAGATCAAATAAAAATAAATGGTTTGTCTTACGATGATAGAGTAGTGGGTGATAATATGCATAAATTATTTGATGGACCTATTAGAAAAGTGTATAATCCTTACATAGAAAAAATACCAAAAAGAATTAGAGAAAGATATGAGCACATTAAAGTTTGATTTTATATTCTTAGGACAATCAGTTTTAAAGTATCAGGTACCGCTTGATATATTTAACTCTATTAATTATATTTATGAAACTAATTATCATAATTTGGCACCAGCTAATGATCAATTAGTTGGCAAAATAGAAAAAGAACACTCCTTATTTTATTCTGGTGAAGATGAATCTAAGATGAAAAATCATAATATGTTACCAAAAGATGTAACAAATTATTTTATGGAAATGTTTAAACATTATTTAGCATTTAATAAAATAAGAGATTATGAGCTACACCTTAATTCTATTTGGGTTAATGAAATGAAACAACACGAATACAACCCAGCACATATTCATAGGGGTACGTTATTTACAGGTCTATCTAGTGTTATGATTTTAAAACTACCATCAACTTTTGGTAAAGAATATTCAAATGCTGAAGTGCCACAAAATGGCAGACTACAGATATTAGGTGCAGCTAATGGTCAATTTTCTAAAATAGATTATCAACCGCCAATGAATATTAGAGACTTTTACATCTTTCCATATGACATGAGGCACTGCGTATATCCATTTAATGGAACGGATGAGGTAAGACGAACTCTTGCTGCAAATTGTGATGTGCATTTTGATCCAATAAAAAACAGAGGTGCTACTTAATGGATAAAAAATATTATATAGATAATCATATTGGTTTGTTTAAAAATTTTATGCCTAATAAATTAATAGAAGGTTATGTAGATTACTTTAATAAATGTGAACAAGAAGGTGCAGTCTATCCAAGAAAAGTAGATGAAACACTAGTATCAGACAATGGGATTGATACCATACGAGATTTAAATGTTTCTATGACTTATGTTAATAAACCTTTTATAGAAATGTTTTTTAACGAAGTATATCCATTATATGTAAAAAAATATTCTTATCTAAAACAATTAGCTAAACATTATATATTAGAAGTTAAGATACAGAAAACCAAAGTAGGTGAAGGTTATCATTCTTGGCATTGTGAAAATGCTGAGATGAAAGCAAGAAATAGAATACTAGCTTTTATGGTTTATCTTAATGATGTTACAGAAGGTGGAGAAACAGAATTTTTATATCAGAAGTGCAGATTTAAACCTGAAAAAAATACAATGTTAATATGGCCTGCAAATTTTACGCACGTTCATAGAGGAAACCCACCTCTATCAAATGATAAATATATAATAACAGGATGGGTAGAATACGGATATTAATATGATAACAGAGCCACGTTGGAAATCTTATATAGTAGAAACTACAAACCCAATCTTTACACCTAAACAATGTCAGATGATTATTCAAGCTGGACGTTCTGAACCTAGAAACAATGCAGAAGTTGGTCATGACAAAAAAGGAATTAAGGGTGGAATAATAAATACTAAAACAAGAACCTCACACATTAGTTGGATACCCTTTAAAAAAATGACACAGATGTATAAAGATATTGAACTTATTATGAAGACTACCAATGGTAATCATTTTGGTTTTGATGGAATGACTATAACTGAAATGGCACAATACACAGAATATCCAGAAGGAGGATTTTATGATTGGCACGTAGATAATGATGTTAACTGTGCACACGAACCACCAGTTCGAAAAATATCTATGACTTGTCTGTTATCTCCTGAGAATGAATTTGAAGGTGGAGATCTAGAACTAATGGCTGAGGGTAAAGTTGCAAAAATAAAACAAGGACATGCTGTATTTTTTGCATCGTTTATTAGACACAGAGTAAAACCTGTTATACGTGGCAACAGAAAATCTTTAGTTATGTGGTTTGGAGGCACACCTTTTAAATGATTAAAGCTGCATACTTTCCAACTATTATATATGCTAAAGACGTTAATTTAGATAATAGACTTTTTGAAAGAGAAGTTCTTGCTTGGGCTGATAAAGACAAAGGAGTTACAAGAACTAATGTGAATGGTTGGCATAGCACAACTAACATGCATGAGATACCTGTATTTAAACCATTGGTCGATGAATTATTTAAAATGCAAAGTGAAATATTTAAAGAAGAATGGTTAGATAGCGAACCTATTTTGGGAAATATGTGGGCCAACATAAATCCACCAGGTGGTTATAATAGACCACACTTACACCCTAACTCTCATTTTAGTGGTGTGTATTATATTAAAGCGCCTAAAAACTCTGGACAGATAGTATTTAATGAACCAAGATCTGGAGCACATATGGTTATGCCAAAAAGAAAAGAAAATAAAGGAGAACCACCTTCACATTTATGGAGAGAAGTTCGTGTAGATCCAAGAGAGGGTAGAATAATTATATTTCCTGCATGGCTATGGCATTGTGTTGAACCAAACAAAAGTAATGATATAAGAATATCAGTATCATTTAATTTTATACAGAAAGGATTTAATGTTTAAATATCACGTTATTAAAAAAGCTTTATCTTTTGAACTAGCTAATTTTATATTTAATTATTTTTTATTAAAAAGAGAGGCAGTTGATTTTATGTATAGACATAACATACATTCACAGTCCCCGATGCTTGGAACATGGACCGATCAACAAGTGCCTAATACATACTCTTGTTATGCTGATTTTGTAATGGAAACATTATTAATGAAAATGCTACCTGTAATGAAAAAAGAAACAGGGTTGGATTTAATACCTACTTATTCTTATTCTAGAGCATATAAAAAAGGGGATATATTAAAAAGACACAAAGATAGACCAAGCTGTGAGATATCTACGACTCTAAACCTTGGTGGAGATCCTTGGCCTATATTTATCGATGGTACGGGGTCTGACAACGTCATAGACGAGTATAAGAACATACATAAGCCCAATGCACCCAAAGGCACAAAAGTCGTGCTTGATGTGGGGGATATGTTGGTATATAGTGGTTGCGAACTTGAACATTGGCGAGAGCCGTTTGAGGGCAACATTTGTGGTCAAGTATTTCTACATTATAACCATGTGAATGGCCCATTTGCTAGTAAGAATATGTTTGATGGAAGACCAAAGCTGGGTCTACCATCTTATGTAAAATAGTATTATAATGGAGTCATATGTTACAAAAGATAGGGTTTCAACCTGGAATCAATAAACAAATCACACCAACTGGAGCTGAAGGGCAATGGATTGATTGTGATAATGTTAGATTTAGATATGGTACACCTGAAAAGATAGGTGGTTGGAAACAATTAGGTGAAAGTAATTTGACTGGTGCAGGACGTGGTCTTCATCATTATGTAAATAGTTTAGGTAGAAAATACGCAATCATTGGTACAAACAGAATTTTATATGCATACTCGGGTGGTGTGTTTTATGACATACATCCGATTAAATCTACAAACACGTTAACAAGTGCATTTACCACGACTAACGGATCATCCACTGTTACAATAACATTTGGTAGCGCTCATGGTATTAGTGAGTCTGATATCGTATTGTTAGACAACTTTTCTACAATTACAGGTTCTAACTTTGGATCTTCTGATTTTGATAACAAAAAATTTATGGTGACCACTGTACCAACATCTACAACAATCACTATTACTATGCCATCAAACGAATCTGGATCTGGTGCAACTACATCAGGTGGTATTAGAGTTCAACACTATTATACTGTAGGTCCAGCTGTACAAGCAAAAGGTTTTGGTTGGTCACTTGGAACTTGGGGTGGTGAAGAAGTAGGAGCTTTTACTACAACATTATCAGGTGCAATAAATGCATCAGCTACAACAGGTATTACACTAGCAGACCCCTCACAATTTCCAGACTCTGGTACAAACTTTGTTTTGATAGGTACAGAAGAAATATCATACACAGGTATAAATACATCTAACGAATTAACTGGTGTTACAAGAGGTGTAAGAAACACGACAGCTGCATCTCATGGTGCAGGAGATACAGTAACTAGTACAGCCAATTATGTAGCGTGGGGTGAAGCCGCATCTGGTGACTTAGTATTAGAACCAGGTATGTGGTCATTAGATAACTTTGGTGACAAAGCTATTTGTTTGATTCACGATAGCGCTGTATTTGAATGGAACTCTGCTGCATCAAATGCAACAGACACAAGAGCCACAATTATATCTGGTGCACCAACAGCATCAAGACATATGTTAGTATCTACACCGGATAGACACTTAGTATTTTTTGGAACAGAAACAACGATTGGAGATACATCTACACAAGATGATATGTTTGTAAGATTTTCAGATCAAGAAGATATAAATACGTATGTACCAACAGCAACTAATACAGCTGGTACACAAAGACTGGCCGACGGATCACAGATCAGAGGAGCGATCAGAGGTCGTGATGCAATCTATGTTTGGACTGATACAGCATTATTCACACAACGTTTTGTTGGTCAACCATTTACGTTTGCGTTTGCACAAGTTGGAACTAACTGTGGACTCGTTGGACAGAATGCATGTGTAGAAGTTGATGGTGCTGCATACTGGATGTCAGAAAATGGTTTCTTTAGATATGCTGGTAAATTAGAATCACTACCTTGTTTAGTAGAAGATCACGTTTACGATAATATAAATTTAGATTCTGGTAATCAGATGGTATCAGCAGGATTAAATAATTTGTTTGGTGAAGTTATTTGGTTTTATCCAACAACAGGGTCTTCTGTTGTAAATAGAATGGTTGCATATAATTATTTTGATTCATCACCTCAAAGACCTGTATGGACAAATGGAACATTAGCTAGAACTATGTGGGAAGACTCTGCAGTATTTGGATCACCACATGCTTTAGAATACGATGCAGCTACAGATACATCTTTTGATGTTGTGGGCAACACAGAAGGTAGAACAACATACTATCAACATGAAACAGGAACTGATCAAGTTAAAGGTGGAACTGTTACAGCTATTACAGCAAACATTGCTTCTGGAGATTTTGATATAAGTCAAAGAAGAAGTGCATTAGGTCAAACAACAGGTGCTGCTGATCTTAGAGGAGATGGAGAGTTTATAATGAAAATAAGAAGATTTATACCTGACTTTATATCTCAAACTGGTAATACACAAGTTACATTACAATTAAGAGACTTTCCAAATGATAGTCAGGCAAGCTCAGCATTAGGACCATTTACTGTTTCATCCTCTACTAAAAAAGTAGATACACGTGCAAGAGCGAGAGCTATTGCATTAAAAGTAGAAAACACAGCGTCAGCTCAAAGTTGGAAGCTAGGAACTTTTAGATTAGACATACAACCGGATGGACGTAGATAATGGCAAAGATAGTACAAGTATTAACAAGACCAAGTAAAGAATATGATTTACCAACAGCAGAAGCTCAAATAAGAGATCTTGATGCAATCGTAGAAAAATTAAACACAACGTTTCAAGAAGAACTAAAAGATGAGGTAGAAGCATTTAACTTCTTTATAAATTAATGGCTAATAGTTTTATAAATAAAAAAGTAGATTTAACTACAACAGATTTAACGACACTATACACAGTGCCTAGTTTCAAATCTGCTGTTGTAAAATCATTGCTAGTATCCGAGGATGCTGGATCAGGATCTACCATAACTATAACACTAGTTAACTCTAGTGGCACTATATTTAATTTATTTAAAGATAAAGCTATAGCATCCAAGGCAACAACAGAACTTTTAACTCAACCTCTTGTAATGGAGGAGAGTGAGGTATTAAAAGTACAAGCTGCTGACGCGAACGAGCTGCACGTCATAGCTTCTATATTAGAAATACAGCCGCGAGAGGTAACAACATAATGAAAGATATCCCAGTAATAGAACCAAAAGAGATTATAACAACAATTACAAATATGAAGACAGGCGAAGTATATAAGGACGATTCTGAGTGGAAAGTTAAGAATATACCAGAATCTGACATAAGAAAAGATGTTAGAGTTATCATGCCAAGCCTTGATTTATTTGGAGAAACAAAATAGAATAGATAAATGGCCATAACTAAATCACAACAAGCAAGACAGATGTTAAAAACAGCGGGAGCTGTAAAACAAGATGGAGTTTTAAATTACATAAAAAACTCTGAATCTGTAACTGTACCAAAAGAGTTTAAAGCTAGAAAAAATGCACCAGCAACAAAACTAGCATACATCACAGCTGAGGAAGCTAAGATGTTGAAGAAAATGAAAAAAGGTACACCGCACAAAGGACCAAAAGGTATACCTAGTTATGACTCATTTGATGCACAAGGTGGTTTTACATCTGGTGCTGCGATGAGTGCAGCTGAAACAGGTAGTAGAAATCAAAGAGATAGAGCAGAAGTTAGAGCTAGTAACATAGGAGCACCTAGGGGTGCAGGTCCTGGTGTTAGATCTAAAGCAGAACAAGATTTAAGATCGTCTGTTATCGCTGCAGGTGCAGGACAAAGAGTTAATCCAGGTTTTTTTGATAGTAGAAATGTTGTATCACCAGCTGAGTTAGCAAGAGCTAAAGCATTTGCACCAAGAGCATTCGCTAAATCAAGACGTGGTAGTATTTTAGATTTTATTACAGGGGGTGGAATAACAGGCGCTTTAATTAGAGGGTTAGGACAAAGATTTGGTTTGGGTAAAAGATTTGATCAACCAACGTATGATATGTCTAGATTTAGTGGTTTACCTTTAGGTGGATCTGCTTCTTTTCAAAATCTAGATATTAGAGATAAATTTGACAGAAGAAATATTGATGATGATGAAGATGAAAACATAAATTTAAATGACTATCAAGGTCTAACAAATTTAGATTTCATAAATAGAATAAGTGAAAGCGATATGAGCTTAACACCAGAACAAAGACAATTAATAGAAGACGAACAACTTGGTGACATTAGAGATATAATGGCAGCAGATGGCGGTATGATAGGTGGAGGCATCATGGATGCTGCAGGTAGACAAGGATATTTTTTTGGTAAGTTAGTTAAGAAAGCTAAAAGAGCAGTTAAGAAGATAGTTAAGAGTCCTATTGGTAAATTAGGATTAGGAGCTTTAGCTTTAAAATTAGGTGGTGGTTTTGCTGCGGATGGTTTTTTAAGAAAAACAGCGTTACCATTTTTAATGGATAATAAAGCATTAGCTCTTGGTGCAGGACTAACAGCAGCACCATTCTTATTTCAAGAAAAAGAAGACGAAGGAGAAAAATTAGCAAGTATGGGATCAGTCGGTGGTGATATAGATCCAAGAGCATACACAGATCCTTATGGTGTTTTATTTTCTGCTTTCAAAGCTGAAGGTGGTTCTATGAAAGATGAGCCAGTAGCTAAAAGAACTATGCCACTATTAGATATGGGTGGACAAGAAATGGATCTAAGAGCTGAGGGTGGTTTTGTACCAATAGGTAAAATGGAAAAGGCTGACGATGTACCAGCTAGACTATCTAAAAATGAATTTGTATTTACAGCTGATGCTGTAAGAAATGCAGGTGATGGAGATGTGGACAAGGGTGCAGAAGTCATGTATAACATGATGAAGAATCTCGAATCCGGAGGTGACGTATCAGAAGAATCGCAAGGATTAGAAGGCGCACGTCAAATGTTTCAAACATCAAAAAGACTTGAGGAAGTAATATAATGGCTATACAAGAAACTAGAACATTACCCGCACCATTTGTAGATAAATTAGGCACGGACCTTGCAACACAGATCACGGCCCAAGCACAAGTACCTGTTGTTGCACCGGGAAAAGAAGGTATATCACAATTAACAGGTGAATCAGCTGAAGATTTTGCGAAAAGACAACAAGCAGCACAACAGTTCGATATTAGACAACAGAGTTTAGCGGGACTTGCACCACAAGTTGCAGGTTTAAGTGGATTAGAAGCACAAGCTAGAGGTTTAGCACAACAAGGTTTAGGTTCTTTTCAACCATTTGTAGATGCAGCAAAATCTCAAGCACAAACTGCAGGAGGAATATTAGGAGATGCAGGAACAGGTTTAGATAGAGCAGGAGTAGATTTAGGTTTTTCACAAGCAGTTTTAGGAAGCACACCATTAGGAGCAGCTACATCACAAGAGATACAACAATTTATGTCCCCGTATCAATCACAAGTAATTGATGCAACACTTTCAGAGTTTGATCGTAATCAAGCTATTAGAGAACAAAGTATACGAGATCAACAAACAGCTTTGGGTGCGCTCGGCAGTGGTCGAGCGGGAGTGCAACTCGCAGAGTTTGGCACAGGGGCTGCAAGAGAAAGAGCTTTATTACAAGCTAATCTCTTGCAACAAGGTTTTGGTCAGGCACAAGCAGCCAGACAACAAGATATTCAAAATAGATTTGGTTTGGGTCAAGCCTTTGCAGGTACAGCTGGACAAAGAGCAGGATTTGCAGGGCAAAGAGCAGGTTTAGCAGGAGCACAATTAGGACAAGCACAGTTTCAAACAGGACTAGCATCATTAGTTCCTGGATTACAAAGAGCAGATGTCGGACAACTTGGAGCATTGGGCGCAATCGACAGATCATTAAGCCAAGCACAACTTGATGCAAGCAGACAAGCCGCAACAACAGCAGCATTCCAACCACAACAACAGTTAGATAGATACGCTGCACAAGTAACAGGTCTAATGGGTGGTTATCCAGGTGGAACAAGGCAGGAGTTCATACCACAACCTACACCATTACAATCTGCTTTAGGTATCGCAACTACATTAGGAGGCCTATATTTAGGAACTAGATAATGAGAAGTAGAACTTTAATGAGACCCATGTTTAGAATAGGTGGTTCTGCAGGAACTGGTATAGCATCAGGACTTGATAGACCAGGATATGCTAATGGAACTAGACCAAATATGCTAGATGTTGCTGGAAGATCATTACCAGGTAATGCACCTGCTGATAAGATATCTTCAAATATAGATAGAAAACCAACTGGTATTGGTATGGGAACATTACCAGGATTCTTGACAAGTTTAGGTTTAAATATAGCCAGCGCTCAACCAACAGGAAATATATTTTCTACTATTGCAGGAGCAGCGAAAGAACCATTTGAAACTTTCCAACAAGCTAAGTTTGCAGAGGCAAAAGAAGAACGAGAGTTTGAACAAGAAGAAAAATTACAATTATTAAAAAATCTAGATGAAGATAGTAGAATTCAAATACAAAAAGAAGCACAAGTTTTAGCTGACAACCCAGAAAGTGAATTTTTTGGTGAATACAATAAAGCATTAAACATGTTAGCACAGAAAAAAGTATATGGTGTACAGTTTATGCCAGGTGAAGAACGTAAAAAAGCAATTGAAAATAACGCAGCAATCATATCTCAAAATATGAGAGTTAATAATTTAGTTGCTACTAGAATGGCAACTTTTGAATACGACTTTGATAGTATACAAAAGAAAAACGACGACCTTTCATTTGATATTGAAGATCCTTACTGGAATCCAAATAAAAAAAATTACAAAGAAGGTTTTACTTATCATGATGCAATTTCAGGTAAATACTTTAGAAGAGATTCAGATGCACCAGGTGGTGATGGTGTACCACAAGGTTTTGTTGAAGTAGAAATTAATAGATAGGATCTACCATGGTACAAAAGTACGATAGATTCGCAATTCAAGAGCCCGAATCAGAAACAAATTTAGCTGTATCTGTTGCAGCAGGAATAGGTTCCGGTTTAATAAAAGTACCTTTAGGTTTAATTTCAGTAGCTGCAGAATTATATGATGCAACACAAGGTGAAGGTGTAAACTATGATGAAAGTGCTGTTGCAAGACTAGAAAAATTTATTGATGACAGTGTTGTAGGTGATGTTATTAACGGTTTAGAAGACAAAGCAAGGGATACCGCAGCAGGTAGAATAACAGAAGCATTGGTACAAGTTGGTGTGCCTGCAGCAAGAGCTGCAAAACTTGCTGGTAATATAGCTGTTAAAGTAGTCGGTGGTATACAAAAAGGTAAAAGAGTTTCTGTAACAGGTAAACAAGGTAAAAATTTATTAAAAGGTGCACAGAAAGCAAACGAATTAAATAAAACAGCAAGATATACTAAATATGCTGCAACTAGTCTTGGTGGTGCCGCAGGTGCAGCTGCTGTTTATGATATAGAAGATATTGGAACTTTTGGTGATGTTGCACCGGCTATAGGAACAGGTTTAGATAGAGACGCTACAAAAGATACGGAAGATGATGCTATTAGAAGATTAGAAAATAGAGCAAAGTTTTTTGCAGAAGGTGTTTTATTAACACCTTTTGTGTATGGCATTGGACAAGGTGCAAAATTTTTAGGTAGGAAAGGTAAAGAACTTGCATACAGTAATTCTAAATTTGAAAGAATATTAGATAAATTTGCATCTACATTTAGACCTAGAAGTAAAAAGTCACAAGAGTTATTCGAAGCACAAATGAGAGTTGAAGGACAAGAAGGTGCAGCAGCCATTGTTGCAAAAGATTTAGTAAGAGATATTGATGATTCTTTTAAAACTATATTTGATAAATCATTTACAGCAGCTGAAAGAGTAAAAAATACGGATGCTATACTAGAACAAATGGATGGCCTAATCAGAACTGGTAAAGACACTATTGTAAAAAATGAAGTAGTTTTTAGAAACTTTGACAAAAAACGATTAACAGATTTTAAAAAATCATTGACTAATCTTAAAATACCTGCAGCAAAACAAGATGAATTAGTGGCTGCAGTTACTAATTCTAAAAAAGCTTTTAACAGATTACAGACAGATCTATTACAAGGTGGTAATCTAACTACAACAAACAAAGACGAGTTATTAGATTTTTTTAGTCAAAGATTAAACTCAACACTATCAAACGATTACAAGATATTTCAAAATAATAAAATAGTAAAAACAACGAATTACATACCATCAGACGAAAAAAGACAGGCTGTTGCACAGGTGTTTATGAACTATGCAAAAAACAATAAAGTTAGAGGCTATACAGATAAAGACGCTTTATTAGATGTAGATAGAGTTCTTGAAAACGTAAAAATGGATCCTGTAACAAAGTCACCAGCGTTTAGATTTGAAAGTAAAAGTGCACTTTACGATGGTGTAACACAAGAGATAAACATCTCTAAAATGATATCTACGAATAAGTTTGATCCTAAAGATTTAATTACAAGTCAAAAAGATTTAAAAGCATTTAGAGAATTATTTGGCGAGATAAAAGACGCAAGAAGAACAATTATTAATAACATGCAGGCAATGTCAGCAATTACCGCAAGAGATAAATTTTATAATACAATCGTGCAAAGTGGTAAGATTGTTTTTGATAACCCATCACAGGCACAGTTAAATTTACCTAATAGACCGGGATATACTATGGGTAGAAATGGTATGCAGATAAAATCACCTCTTGGAGAAGAGATATATACTAACCCTATGAACGGTAAATTTACTTCATCAGAGTTTGAACAAGCAATAAAATTTGCAGAAGAGATGCCACTAGATGGTTTAATGAAATCTTCTTTATATAGATATTTAATAGCAGTGCCAAAAGCAGGAGCACAAGTTGCTAAAACAGTATTAAGTCCATTCACACACATGCGTAACTTTACAAGTGCCGTTGCATTTAGTGCAGGTACAGGTAATTTATTTAAAGACCCAAGATTTATTTTAAGAAGTTTTAAACAATCGTTTAATACAATACAGCCACAGATAGCATATAGAAACCTACCAGAGGACCAAGCGTTCTACAGATTTTTACTTGATGAAGGTGTGGTTAATTCAAGTTCTACATTTCAAGATGTGCAAGGATTACTAAAAGATATTGCAAAAGGTGGTGATTTTGTGGAAAGAGCTTTTGGTAAATTAGGTAAAAGAATGAACAAAGTGTTTAGAGGAGCACAAGATTTGTATGTTGCAGAGGATGATTTTTACAAAATATATAATTATCTTGCAGAGTTTGATAATCTAAAAAATGCTTATAAAGGTACAAAACCTGATATAGAACTTGCGAAACAGGCTGCAAGTATTGTTAGAAATACAGTGCCAAACTATGCATATGTATCAGATTTTATAAAAGGTTTACGTAGATCGCCTCTTGGTAACTTTGTATCGTTTCCTGCTGAGATAGTTAGAACAACATTTAATATTACAGAACAAGGTTTAAAAGAATTAGCAGATCCTGCACTACGTAGTATAGGTGCAAGAAGATTAATTGGTTTAGGAACTACCTTAGCAATAATACCTCCAGCTGTTGTTGAAACTTTTAGAGGTATTTATGGTATTACAAGAGAAGAGTTGGCAGCTATGCGAAGATTTTTACCTGAGTGGTCTAGAGAATCTACAATCATACCTAACAAAGATAAAGAGGGTAATCTATATTATACAGACTTCAGTCATGGTTTTGCTTACGATACAGTTGTAAATCCTATTCAATCTGTCATAGCAAATGTAGAGGCTGGTAAAGAAAGACCTTTGATTGAAGGAATGATACAAGGAACAGGAAGAGCATTAGGCAGATTTCTTGATCCATTTGTTAGTGAATCTATCTGGGTTCAAGCATTAAATGACTTATATTCTAGAGGTGGTAGAACAGATACAGGTTCAGAAGTATGGAACCCGAGAGATCCAGAGGGCGATAAGATGGCTAAAGGTATTAAACATTTGGTTGAAGCACTTGCACCACTATCATTACCACAGATATCAAGAACTGTAAAAGCAGGTATCTATGGAGAAGATCCTGAAACAGGTAGAGATTTAAGTCTAACAGGTGAACTTGGTGGTTTCTTTGGATTTAGAAATCAAAAAATGGATTTTGAAGAATCTCTTGGTTACAAGATATCTGATTACAACGGAGCATTAAGAGATAGTAGAAAATTTTTACCAAGACCAAGAGGTAATGTAGATGCACAAGATATATTAAAAGAATTAGTTCAAGGAAATGCATCTTGGTTTGAAGCACAAAAAGATATGAAACAAGATATCGAAGCCATGAAAACTTTAGGCTACACTGATCAACAAATAGGAACTATATTTGACAGACGTGGAAAAGGAAAAGATTTTAATGCACTACGTGCAAATAAATTTACACCTTTTAATATACCTGAAGGATTAATTGATGAGTATATTAGAAACGCAGAAGTAAATGGATATACAAATCCCATGACACAAAGCACATTTGGAGTTATCAATAGTGTTCTTAGAGAACTTAATAGACTATATTTAGATAACGATTTTCCTTTAGATTTGATAAAAGAGTTTACAATAGGTAATGTATCAGCATTGCCACCAACACCAATGCCAAATATAAACACAGTAAATACAACACAAAATGTTGACCCAAGAACTAACTTGACACGTACGGAGACTGCTCTATTATCTCCTGAAGAACAAGTAATAGCGAGTAGAACATAATGGCGAGAAAATCGGCACTACAAAAAATTGAATCACACGAGAAGCTTTGCAGGATAATGCAAAAGCAAACCTTTGAACAAATCAAAGAAATGCAAGATAGAATTAAAAGATTAGAATATTGGATAGTTGGAGGTATGGGAGCTGTCCTTATAACTTTACTAACAGACATCTCAAAATAATGGAACTTACACGTAATTTTACTTTAGAAGAGTTAACCAAATCGGACACTGCAATACGAAAAGGTATTAATAATAATCCTAATGCAGAGCAGATAGAAAAATTAAAAACACTTTGTGAAAAAATATTACAGCCAGTACGTGATCACTTTGGCAGAGTTAAGGTGACTAGCGGATTTCGTTCACCTGAATTATGTGTTGCTATTGGCAGCTCTATCAATTCACAGCACGCCAAAGCTGAGGCCGCAGATTTCGAAGTTGTAGGCGTGGACAACTGTGAGCTCGCTGACTGGATACATAGAGAATTAGAATGGGATCAATTGATCCTCGAGTACTATGTTCCTGGCGAACCTAACTCGGGGTGGATACACTGCAGTTTTACAGAAGGCATGCCAAGAAAATCTTTTTTACATGCATTTCGACAAGAGGGTAAAACAAAATACAAACCTATTCTTGGTAAAGCAAAAGATATATTTGTTTAAATCCAATCTCTTAACTCTTCACCTAACACTTCAGATGCAATATTAATTTTTTTACGTAATGACTCTTGTATTTTTTCATCAACAGTATCTTCTGCAATAATATCTATATAAGTTACATTTTTTTTCTGTCCAATACGGTGTGCTCTGTCTTCTGACTGTAAACGCTTCTCTAGGTCATATCCGTTAGAATAGTAAATTACGGTGTTTGCAGCCGTCAAAGTTATCCCATAGCCGCCCGTAGACGGCGTTCCTACCATAAACCGGCACTTAGGGTCGGACTGAAATTGACGTATATTATCTTGTCTTTCTTCTTGTGGTGTGAGTCCATAATAACTAACTACGGATCCCGGACCATAAATTTTTTCGATTTCATCTACAATATTTTTTATATCTTTTTGCCAGTGGCCCCATATAATAGCTTTACCTTCTGTTTCACTTAACACATCTACTAACTCTGTAATTCTATTACTTTTTATTTCTTGTGTAGTGCCATCATCAGCAACAAAATGACCACAAGTTATTTGTTGTAATCTCATTAACTGTGTAATCACTGTCATAGTAGAAGTAACTTTACCATTCAAAGTAGCAAGAGCTGTTTTTTTCATTTCATCATAAACTTTTTGTTGTTCTTTACTTAAAGTAATATGACGTTTAATCCAATTTTTAGGAGGCAAGTCTAAACAATCTTCTTTTAACACTCTGTAAGAAAAATCTTGTAATTTATCTGATAACTCTGAAAGATTTTGAAAAGCATGTACAACCTGTATTGTTCTACCTCTTACATGCATAGATTTCATAACAGCATATCTATTTCTAAAAGAATAATAAGATGCATGATCTAAAAGATAAGGATCTAAAAAATAACATTGAGTATATAAATCTAAAGGATTTTTTGTAACAGGAGACCCTGTCATTATTCTCCTATATTTTGCATATTCGCTAAGATCAATAATGTTTTTAGTTCTTTTAGCTGTTGGTGTTTTAATTGTTGTAGATTCATCAATAGCCATTAATACTTTGTGAGAGTTTAAAAATTTAGTTGCAAACTTAATACCTTTTTCTGTGCTAAACGCTTCAACATTCATAACTAAAATATGTAAAGCAGTTTCTATTTCAAACAATGACTCTAATTTTTCTTGTTGTTTTTTTGTAATATTAGGCTGCCATAATACAGTCACATTTTCTATATGATTTGGTAGGTGTGTAGGTATCTCTTGCTCATACCAGGTTTTTATAACACCTTTTGGAGCAATAATAAGTGCACCATCTATTTTGCCTTTGTCATAAAGCATGGCCATGTTATCAATTAAAACTTTTGTTTTACCTGTACCCATTTCCATAAAGTACGCGTACGTTTCTTTATTCCATGACTTTTCTAAAGCAGTCAACTGATGCTTGTATGGCTTTGTCTTAAATTTATAATTCATCTTTCTATTGACATTTATATATAGGATGTTATATGATTTGTCAATGTCAGAAAGTAATAAATATGAAATTTTACAAAG